AATACTTATTAAAGAGGGTTTGGCAGTGCCTTATTTTGGTGGCACAAAAAAAGCTAAAGTCAGAGAAGACGGAACTTGGGGAGAATAAATTGCAAATATCACAAGAAGGATTAGCGTTAATTAAAAAGTTTGAAGGTTGTGAGCTAGAAGCTTACAAGTGTCCAGCTGGCGTATGGACTATAGGTTATGGACACACCAAAGATGTCAAAGAAGGTGACAAAATTAATAAAGACGAAGCTGACTACTTACTACAAGAAGAAATGATTGAGTATGAAAGTTACATAGATGACATGGTAGAAGTTGATTTAAACCAAAGCCAATATGATTCTTTGTGTGCATGGGTGTATAACTTAGGACCTTCTAATCTTGGTAGCTCAACAATGTTAAAAGTCTTAAACGAAGGTAAATACGCAGAAGTACCACAACAAATTAAACGATGGAACAAAGCAAATGGCGAAGTATTGACTGGTTTGATACGCAGACGAGAAGCTGAGGCTCTTTTATTTCAAGGTAAAGAGTGGAGCGAGGTTTAGCATGTCAGACAAATGCACTATACTGACCTTAGACACATTGTGTTTAGGGTTGGGTAGCTACTATGTCACTACCTAGTTACTCAACCTGATTAATAAATGAGCGATATATCATTAAAAGATTTTGATATTCTTTCTGAACAAGATAAAGCAGAAGCAGTAGCCTTACTCAGTCGTTACGAACAATTAGACAAACAAGACTCATGCCATAACGATTTTATGGGTTTTGTTAAACATATGTGGGGTGACACTTTTATTGAAGGCAGACACCACAGAATAATTGCAGATAAATTTAACAGAATTGCACAAGGCAAACTTAAACGCTTAATTGTATGTCTACCACCTAGACACTCTAAGTCAGAATTTGCATCTACATTCTTTCCAGCTTGGATGATGGGTTTAAATGGTGCTTTAAAGATAATACAGTGTACTCACACAGCTGAATTAGCTGTGCGATTTGGTAGAAAGGTAAGAAACCTTATAGACAGTGAAGACTTCAGAGTTATCTTCCCAAAATTAAAACTGCAAGCAGATAACAAATCAGCTGGTAGATGGACAACAAACCAAGAAGGTGAATCGTTCTATGCTGGTGTCGGTGGTGCGATTACAGGTCGTGGTGCTGATTTACTGATTATTGATGACCCACATTCAGAGCAAGATGCCCTATCTCCCAAGTCATTAGAGTCTGCTTATGAGTGGTATACATCAGGACCTAGACAGAGATTACAACCCGGTGGCATTATTGTGATAGTCATGACTCGTTGGAGTACCAAAGACTTGGTTGGTAAGGTTTTAAAGAAACAAGGTGACGACAATGCTGACCAATGGGAAGTTGTAGAGTTTCCAGCAATATTACCTGACACTGAAAATCCTTTGTGGGGTGAATACTGGAAGAAAGAAGAACTCTTATCTGTAAAAGCATCTCTGCCAGTATCTAAATGGAACGCACAGTGGATGCAAAACCCTACATCTGAAGAAGGTTCTATCGTCAAAAGAGAATGGTGGCAACTTTGGAAAGATGAAGATATACCTGACTATAGCTATGTTATCCAGAGCTATGATACTGCTTTCTCAAAGAAAGAAACTGCTGACTACTCTGCNATAACGACATGGGCGATATTTAAAGATCGTGACGAAGTTGACCAAATAATTTTATTAGACGCTAAAAGGTACAGGGTTGATTTCCCTGAGCTNAAAAGAATAGCTTTTGATGAGTACAAGTATTGGGAACCAGATTGTGTGCTGATTGAAGCAAAAGCATCAGGTACACCACTAACACAAGAACTAAGACGTATGGGCATACCTGTCACTGCATATTCACCCAGTAGAGGACAAGATAAGATAGCAAGAATGAACAGTGTTGCTCCTATATTTGAATCTGGTATGGTTTGGGCTCCTGATGAAGACTTTGCAGATGAAGTAAGAGAAGAACTAGCATCTTTTCCATTTGGAGATAATGATGACTACTGTGACAGTACAACCATGGCATTGATGAGATTTAGACAAGGTGGTTTCTTATCCTTAAAAGAAGACTATCAAGAAGAAGCAAAGTTTTTATCAAAAAACAGAACAGTGTATTATTAATGAAAATATTTTTAACAACATTCATGCACGACACAAAAGAGTACGAAGGTCCTGACATACATGCTGAAACTGAAGAGATAGCTTTGTTGATTGCAGAATCACAAGGATTAATACTAGAAGGTGAGCTAACAGAATTATACTCTTTAGGTGACGAAATTAGACCTAGAGTGCTACACTAAAGATTATGGCAGTAGATAAACAATTAGGAACAGAAGACAACCCAGACATAATGGAGCAAGGTCAATCTGTTGTAGTAGAGCAAGAACCAACAAGACAAGAATTGATATCAGACGCAGCTCAGATACTTGTCAATGAAGATGAAGTCTTAGTAGGAGATGAGTTGCTAGAACAACCCATGCCACAAATGGACTTTAACTCTAATTTAGTTGAGTTTATAGATGATAGTATTCTCACAAAAATAGCTTCAGACTTAATGAGCTCTGTAGAGAGTGACAAGCAATCAAGAAGTGAGTGGGAAAAAACTTACAAAGAAGGTCTTGAGTATCTTGGCATGAAGTTTGACGAACAAAGATCGCAACCATTTGAAGGTAGTTCTGGTGTGGTTCATCCTTTATTAGCAGAAGCAGTCACCCAGTTCCAAGCTCAGAGTTACAAAGAAATGTTGCCAGCTAAAGGACCTGTTAAGACAGAAATTATTGGTGCTAGAACCATAGAAACAGAAAGTCAGGCTGAAAGAGTACAAGCTTTCATGAACTACTACATCATGAATGTAATGAAAGAGTATGACCCAGAGCTAGACATGTTATTGTTTTATTTACCACTAGCTGGTTCTGCATTTAAGAAAGTCTATTTTGACTTTGTTACAAACAAAGCTGTATCTAAGTTTATACCACCTGAAGATTTAATCGTTCCTTACGAGGCTTCAGATATCTATTCAGCAGAAAGAATTACACATGCGATTAGCATGTCTTTAAATGAAGTAAAAAAACAACAAATAACAGGTTTTTATGCAGATGTAGACATACCTGAAACAGATTATGGTGAAGATACTTCTGATATAGAAAGCACTATAGACGAGATACAAGGCGTTTCTCCAAGCTACAAAGAAGACAGAAACAGAACCATATACGAAATACACACTGTTTTAGATATAGAAGGATTTGAAGACATGGGAGCTAATGGTGAGCCTACAGGTCTTAAACTGCCTTATATCATTACTATTGACGAAAACTCAGAAACTGTACTGGCTATTAGAAGAAACTACATAGAACAAGACCCACTTAAAAACAAAATTAATTATTTTGTACAGTATAAGTTCTTACCGGGATTAGGATTCTATGGCTTAGGTCTATCACACATGATTGGTGGTATATCCAAAGCATCCACATCTATTTTAAGACAACTTATAGACGCTGGAACTTTAGCTAATCTACCAGCTGGTTTCAAAGCTAGAGGTATGAGAATCAGGGATGAAGACCAACCTTTACAACCCGGTGAATTTAGAGACATTGACACTACTGGTGGTTCTTTAAGAGAGAACCTTATACCTTTACCAATCAAAGAGCCAAGCAATGTATTGATGCAATTACTTGGTTTACTAGTTGATTCTGGTAAAAGATTTGCAGCTATTGCTGACATGAATGTAGGTGATAGCAACCAAGCCATGCCTGTTGGTACTACTGTAGCTTTACTTGAAAGAGGTACAAAGGTAATGAGTGCTATCCATAAAAGATTGCACTATGCACAAAAGATAGAGTTTGAATTACTGGCTAAAGTGTTTGCAGAGTATCTGCCACCTTCTTACCCTTTCACAGCTGGCACAGCTCCAAACGAAATTAAACAACAAGACTTTGATGGTCGTGTTGACATCGTACCAGTCTCAGACCCAAACATATTCTCACAAAGTCAAAGAATCACTTTAGCTCAAGAATTGTTGATGATGGTTCAATCTAACCCTGAGATACATGGTCAACAAGGTATGTATGAAGCTTACAAAAGAATGTACGCAGCTCTTGGTGTAGACAACGTAGAATCGTTGATACCACCACCACCTGATATGACACCACAACCAGTAGATGCTGGTTTAGAGAATAGTAGCCTTATGTTAGGACAACCAGCTCAAGCCTTTGAAGGACAGAACCATGAAGCTCACTTAGAAACACATAAGAGTTTGTTTTTAACACAAGTGGTTAAGGACAACCCACAGATACAATCAATAATCATAAGTCACTGCATGCAACACTTACAGTTCTTATCTTCACAGATAGCTAGTCAACAGATACCACAAGAAGTGCAAATGCAATTACAACAAGCACAGGCAGAAATGCAACAGATGCCAGCAGACCAAGTGATGCAGATGCAACAACAGATACAAATGACTTTAGACCAATACAGTGCACCAGTTATGGCACAACTTACTTCTGAGTTCTTACAGTCTATAGGACAAGGACAAAGTAACGACCCATTGGTTGATATAAGAAAATCAGAGCTAGATTTGAAAGATAAAGAGCTAGATATTGAAACACAACAATTTACTCAGAAACAGAATCAAAGAGCACAAGAGAAGATGCAAGAGAACATGTTGCAAGAACAACGCATAAATGTGCAAAAAGATATAGCAGATGATAAACTAAATGTAGCTATAGACAGACTTAGACAAAACGCTGATCTAAAGTTGATGGAATTAGGTACAAAAACGAGGAATTAATTATGGCAACATCATTTAAAATTAAAGCAGTAACTGAACTTAAAGCTGCTAAAAAGATTGCAAGACAACAAGAAGCTACAGCACAGGCAGAATACGAAGAAAACAAAGCTGCTAAACTTTTAGCTAATGAAAAAAGAAGAGCAGACAAAATGGTAACAATATCGCAACCAGAACCAACACCAGCTCCTGTTGTTGAAGAAGTTGTTGAAGAAACAGTAGAAGAAGTAGTTGAGCAACCAAAAGCCAAAGCAAAACCAAAAATTACTGTTAAAAGAAAAGGCAGACCAGCAAAGGCTAAAAAATAATGCCTGATGATTTTGAGTTACTCGATGCAGTCAAAAAGATTATATCGAAAAGAGAGTCTCAAATTGGCGAGACTATGATGTCAGGTGGCTTGAAAGATATGGAACATTATAAATATTTGCAAGGAGAACTATCTGCTTTATACTACATGAAAGCAGAATTACAGAATTTATTTAAAAAAGATTAAATGGCAGAATTAAAATCAACTAACGACATAGTAGCTAATGCTTACATAGAAGAAGAAGCAAGAGTTCTCGACCCTACTTTGCTAGAGAAGTCTGTTTTAGATAGGATGCCTCAACCAACAGGTTGGCGTATGTTGGTTTTACCATACACTGGTAAAGCAACTACAAAAGGTGGCATACATTTAGCACAAAGCACTGTAGATCGTGAGGCTTTAGCAACAGTAGTTGCATATGTAGTTAAGCAAGGACCTGACTGCTATAAAGATACAAAAAGATTTAGTGGGAAACCATGGTGTGAGGAGAAACAATGGGTTTTAATAGGGCGTTACTCTGGCTCTAGGTTTAAATTGGAGGAAGGTGCAGAGGTTCGCATCATCAATGATGATGAAGTGATAGCCACAATTCTCGACCCTGATGACATAGTGAGTTTATGATGAATGAACAAGAAAATGCACAACAAATTCAGCCAGAAGCTGATGATGTTGAAGTAGAGGTAGTAGAACAGGAAGCTTTAGTAGAATCTAGCCCAGACGATGAGCTAGAAAATTATACTAAATCGGTTTCCAAAAGAATAAATAAGTTGAATGAACGCAACAGACAAGCTGAAGAAAAAACAGCTGAGTTAGAGCGTAGATTGGCTCAAAAAGAGCAAGAAACAGCTTATATGGCTCAAGAAAGGTTGCAAACGCACCAAACCTTGATACAAAAAGAAAAGGAAGCAATACAAGCTAAAGAAATGCAAGCAGATGACTTGTACAAAAAAGCAGTTGATTCAGGTGATGCTGAGTTAATGTCAAAGGCTGACACTCTTAAAAGTGATTTAAGCATACAGAAAGAAAAGGTTAGAATGGCTGAAGCACAGTCACAACAAAATTTTCAAAATCCACAGCCAGTACAACAACAACCACAACAATACCAAGAACAAGCACCAGCTACTGTAGAGCCTAGTACACAAGCAAAAGGCTGGCATGACAAAAACCAATGGTATGGTGACAGTAGTAATGATGACAATGTACAAGCGACACAATTCGCTTATTTCACACACTACAATTTAATTAACGAAGGTTATGAAGCTGATTCTGATGACTATTACAGTGAGCTAAATAACAGAGTTTATAAAGTTTACCCTGATTTACAGGGCAATAATGACGTTCAAAATGAAGACAGACCCACTGTGCAAAGAGTCGCTTCAACTTCTGTAGGAAGTCGTCAAAAAACACAAGGCAAGAAGAACGGAGTGACTTTTTCTAAATCAGAAGTTGATCGTCTTAGAGGATTGAAACCACATAATATGTCTGAAGAGGCATGGTTAAAATCTGTTGCTAAAGAGAAACAAAAAATTTCACAAAGAGAGGCAAAATAAAATGACTAACGAAATAGAACAAGAAACTACAACCAGAAAATCTCGTGAATCCGAGTCACACGCTAAAGAAACTCGTAGAACCCCATGGAGACCAGTAAGAAAACTAGAAACACCTCCAGCACCTGAAGGATATGAATATCGATGGATAAGAGAATCAATGATGGGGCAAGAGGATAGGGCTAATGTAAGTAGAAGAATTAGGGAAGGTTGGGAGCTTGTAAAAGGTTCTGATTTACCTCAAGAATTTGACTTACCAACTATGGATTCTGGCAGACATACTGGTATTGTATATAACGAAGGACTACTCTTAGCGAAGATACCACTTGAAACCATTGCTGAACGTAATGCTTATTACCAAGGTAAAAACCAACAAGCGAAAGAAGCGTTAGACAATAATATGTTTAATGAATCTTCAAAAGATGGAAGGTATGTCAAGTATGACTCGCAAAGAAAGTCTAATGTTACTTTTGGAAAAAAGTAATTAATATAAATAGGTAAAAAATTATGGCTAATAAAGATGCCCCATTTGGATTAAAACCTGTTCGTATGATGGGCGGAGCACCCTATTCTGGAGGTCAATCCAGATACAGGATAGCTAGTGGAGCCACAACACCAATTTTTAATGGCGATTTAGTTACGCAATTAACAGCTGGAGTTTTGGGTCGACATGCTGCAACTGGTACTGTTCCGATTGTCGGAGTGTTTAATGGAGTCAGTTATACTGACCCAACTACTGGCGAACAAGTATTTAAAAATCACTATCCCGGAAGCATAAGTGCTTCTGATATAGTGGCTAACGTGATTGATGACAGTAATGTTGTTTTTGAAGTACAAGCAGACGCAGCAATGCCTGTTGCTGACTTGTTTGGAAACTTTGACATTGTTGAAAACTCTCCTGTTGGCGACACAGCCTCTGGAAGATCTAATGTTGAATTGGATGTAGGTACTGGTGCTACCACCGCTACTCTACCTCTAAAAGCTTTAGATATTTCACAGGATCCTGATAACGATGACGTAGCGTCAGCTAACACCAATGTACTATGTGTGATTCAAAACCACATAATGGGGCAGAAAGGTGCTGGTCTAGCATAAGGTAGGTAAAAAATGGCAATATCAAGAGCTCAACTCGCTAAAGAGTTAGAACCCGGATTAAACAGCCTCTTTGGCTTATCTTACGATGAGTACGACAGAGAGTACGAAGACATCTTCTCGATAGAGGATTCTAACCGTGCTTTTGAAGAGGAAGTGTTAATCACTGGTTTCGGTTCCGCACCAACTAAGACAGAAGGTCAAGGCGTTAGCTTCGACAACGCATCAGAAAGTTACAGTGCACGTTACACCCACGATACAGTGGCTTTAGCGTTTGCTTTAACAGAAGAAGCGATTGAAGATAACCTTTATGATTCTTTAGGAAAAAGGTATACAAAAGCACTAGCAATGTCTATGGCTAATACCAAAGAAGTAAAAGGTGCTGATGTGTTAAACAATGCCTTCTCATCCAGTTTTACTG